TTGCATTGGAAAAAAAAAAAGAGGATTCATTCATGAACCAAAAACAATTTCCACGCACTGCACATCTGAATACTTTTCCTGAATTATATGATGTATGGTCTTTAGGGTTAATATTATTTGATATGGTTTTTGAAAAAGGTGCTGAATTTCGGAGATATGGTACTATACATACACGTTTGGAGAGAAATGGGAAGGTGGTCAGGGGTTCATTGAATAAAGGTTTTCCATTTTACGGAGACAATAGCGAGAGAGAAGGGGCAAAGGGAAAGGGAGAAAAATATTGTGAACATATGGAGAAAATTAACCGTATGTTTATCCGCAATGGCGACATTATGACATGGAGTCTGTTGGGAGACCAGAGAGACGAGAGTCGGCTAAAGCCATTTGTGAAATTGGATATTAAAGAAATCATTAAAGAATATACAGATAAATATCGTGATAGTACCTTTTATAAAACATATAATACTACCTGGAGAAAGGAAGGGAAAGCAGGGTGGTGCAACGTCGAAGATGCGGAGCGATGTGGGTGGGTGGAGGAGAGAGACGAGAGAGAGGAGTGCAAAAAGTGTACTGATAGTTACGTGGGGCGGATGATGGAATCGAAATGTGGGGAAGAAGGCCGCCAACAGGCCCACAATGTGTGGACAAGTGCCCCCGACGACGACACCACCAACGTCCCCACCACCGCCCCCCGCGATGGACGGGGCGAGGTTGGATCTTCCTTTACTAAATTCCCATATACACATTTATATGACTTTGAAGGCGATGTCATGATTAATAATGTGGGGACCATAAAAAATTTTATCAAAGAATCAGTATGTAAGTTTATAGATACATTACCAATAAAAGAAATATATCAAATTGATAATGTAATAAAAATCAATAACGATAAATACGACACATTACAACTGGATGATGATAAATTAAAATATATACATTTAATAATTAATCTTTGTTTAAAACCAGCTACATTAGTTAATTTTAACCCAACACCGGAGGCAATAGAAAAGGAAGACTCACTTCGGAAAAAAGAGGAGGACAGTATCATGAAATTAAATGCTACTACTAATTCAACAGAAATATTAGACACATTAGAAAAAATTAAATTAAGACATAAGATTGGACATATTATACATGTTGTGGAAATATTATTTGATTCTGAAGAGAAGTGGGTGAGAATGAAACCTTGGAAAACAGGATGGGAAAAACAATACATTCAGAAAATTCTTGATGGAGGAATAGTAACGCCTTCTAAGTTGTACAGCGAAGTAGATATAGACCAAAATTGTACCGAATGTGGACTTGATGATTGTCATTATATAAAAGAAGAAGGGAACAATCAATCTCGAGCAGTCTGCGTCAATAAGAAAGGCACAAAAAAAAGTTTAAATCGTCTTTCTCATATTTCAAATGCAGACGTTTACGACGATAGCGATAGCGATAGCGATAGCGATAGCGATAACGATAGCGATAACGATAGCGATAACGATAGCGATTCGGATCTGTCAGAAATCAGTTTTTAAGATGGCGTGCGTCAAATTCGAAAATTAATAAAAAAAATACTCATATATACGTTTAGAAATAACTGGTCCTATTTTTCGGCTATTATTCGGTAAATCTTTCAATAATATGATCTTTGTTTTAACATCATCTAATTTTTCATATTCTAATATCAAATTAGATAATGAACTATATTTATCTAATATGCTAGATGCTGTATTTTTCGATACACCAGGAATTTGACACAATTGAACAATATTACACATACTTGGAGTCATGTTATCTTTTTTACATACTTTAACCGAATCTAAATAATTTGATTTAGTTTCAACTTTTTCAGACATAAAAAATTCTGGATATTTTAATATCTTATTTCCCAATCTGTATAATGTATCACTAGTTTCCTTTAGATCTGTTGTTCTAAGGATAGTGAGTTTATCTCTAAATGCCATATTTAATAAAGCTCCTTCAGTAATCACTTTAGAATTTTTGAAAAATTTAGTTTTACCATTCAACACTCCTTCAATAATATATACTATTTTACTTAATGGATAATTATTTAGTAATCGCATTTTTTGTTCTTTGTATCGCCCATCTTGAATCGATGAATATAAATCATTCATCGATTTTCTTTCAACAATTAAGACTAATTCACCATCTTTTTTAAATAAAAAATCACCCAAGTCTAAATAATCACTTTTCAGTGTAATTGATTCTTTTGTCTCTTGTTCTAATAGTTCTTTTATTTTAGTTTCTCGTGAATCGTATATCAAATCAACCATTTAGTATATTCTAATAGTGTAACTTTAAATAGATTAGTAAGAAATAATATACTTTTTAAATCTGGAATTTTAGCACTATGTTTGTCAGAATTAGCGTTATCGCCAATATTGTTTAAATTTTCTCTCGTTTTATACCACTACCTTTATAATAGTTGGCGTCTTCACAATGTTCATTCATAAATTCAATCAAACTAACATATGTGAAATATCCTTCGCGATTTTTTTCAATATTTTTTATACATCGTAACAAAAATTTTGGGCTTCTTGAATTGGTAATGTGTCAATACATAGTTTATTAAAAATATTGGTTGGTTTGAAGATTTCGTTACTCTTAGACATTTGTTTAGAAAGGTAAAGATTGTTGATATTTATCAACATAATAAATAAAAAACAATTTTATAAGTTTAGTGTAAATAAAGACCAACACCTATTAATGAATATAAATCTTTTTCGGACATATTTAATAAAACAGATCTTACATGTTTATGAGTATCTAATACTATTTGTTTAGAAATATCAGTTCCAGTCAAATTATAGCATGGTCCTTCTAAATATTTAGCTACAACACTATCATATATATTTTCTACATTTCGTTGATTTTGGTACATACCAACTAAATTATTTGTTATCCAAAATATATAATTTGAACTGTTTAGCTCGTTTCTATCTGGTTCAACTGCTATTTTATCTTTGTATAGTTTGAAAACTAAATCAACTAATTTATCTTTTGGCATGTAAGCCCATTTAGATATTTTTTTATTTTTGAAATACTTATTTGGATTTCTGTTAAAGAAGAAAGAAAATAACATACATTTTATATTGTCAGTTGTCTTCATTTAAATTATAATATATTTTATAATGTAATTACGACCGTATTAAAGAATATGGAATACATCATTTATTTGTGTTTAATGACAATTGCGTATCCAGCATCTTGATTATAATTATGTATAAATAATGGTTTTTTAATTGATAAATCTTTAATATAACTTGTACCACCACAAGCACCAACATAATCTGTTGGAAACATGAATTCGTTACAATAACTTTTATCTAAACATCCATTTTTTCCTTTTATCCAACCACCTCCACCACCACAACAATTTAAATTATCAAATCTGTCGCTTACAGTATCATTTCCTGAAAATTTACCAGATTTTCCACCTTCTAAATGTAATAATTTATTATCTGAATTAGTATTTAATTTAGATATTACCTTTGGAGTATTATTTTTTGAAAAATAATTGATTAGTTTTTTTCCAGTTATTTTACCTTCAAAATTACTATTAAAATTATTAATTATATATTTTCGATATTGTTCATCATATAAAATTACATTATTATTTATATATCCATTTAGTTTTGTTGTATCAATACTATAGTCTAATTCTATACTGTAATCTGTAAGTACATTTTCAAATTCAAATTCTATAAGTGGTGAATAGCTGAATAATGTTTCATACAAATATGTTTTTTCAATAGGTTGTGGTTCTTCATGAATATGAATTGTTGTGTTTTCACTATTAATATCTTTAACTGAAAAATTAGAAATATTAATTTTATAGTGTACATCTCCTTTTCCATGTTGACTTTCAACAACTATTTTTTTAATAGGGAAATATAAAGATGGATTTTTCGGCGATTCATTGTATTTAATACTATTACAATTATTTGGAGATTTGATCATTTCACTAACCCAACCACCACCACCACCAGCTACCATTATTACATCATTTTTTTTTAATAGTGATGATCCACCAGCACCAGAACATGAACCACTTAATGGTAGTCTCGATTGTGATAGTACATTATTTTTCACTGGGATACGTTCGCCAGAACCACCTAATATAAATTTTAATTTATCATTTTTTGTTAGTTTTAAATCATTATATATTAATCCACCATATCCTCCACTTTCAATTCCTCCACCAACTAAAATAATACGATATATTGCGGTTTGTTCTACTTTAAAATCACTATTATTTCGAATTATGTGTGTGGTATGGTTGTAATTAAATTTATCACTATCAATATAATAAAACTCTGAATTATTTATTTTATATTTATAATATGTGTTACCCTTTAGTATATACATGTATGGTAATGATTCATATTTTATATTATCATTGTAATTCAAAAAAGCGCAATCTATTTTTTTTGGACAATTCTCAAATAGTTTGTTAGTTTCAATTTGATTTATTATTTTATTTTCTAATAAATCATAAATAATAGTATATTTATTACTAAATATATATATTTTGTTTTCTAAATAAAACATACAATCAATATTATTAACATCTTTAAAAAAATCTTTAAAAAATGTTGGTGTGCTTAATTTTTGTGTAAATAAATCATATTTATATATGTTATTATTATTTAAAATACAAATATAATTATGTATATAGTTATAATATCCAGTCTTAATACTATCTAAATCTAATGTATTTTTAATAAGTTTTTGAGTTTTGCTTTTGTATACACTATCATTACTAAATATATTGTAAATACCATCATGCTTACAATAAATAAAATTAAATTTATCTAGTATATTTATTTTTTTTATAGTGTTAAATTTGGATGGGGTATATGGTTTTACATAATGTGTAAATTTTTCTAAAGGATATAGTATTATTATTATTACTAAAATTATTATATTTATAATAATAATTTTCATATTATTTATGAAGAAAATAATTTATTTTGTCTATATATTTTAAAATAAAATTGTTCTTTATTTGATTCATCGAAATCTTCAATTGATACTTCTGGTTTACCACCATTTTCAATTAATTTTACAAATTTATTTTTATCTAATGATTTTATTTTATAAATATTATTACAATTTGGAAGGGTTACCAAATTAAAACTTGTTTCGCTAACATCCCCATTAATATCTAGAATTGTTGGTACTTTGAGTGCTTCTGTGCCAGTACTAGATTCTAAATTTAATAATTTATTATTTACACTAATAGTATAAATATATTTAGTAGCTTCCTTATTTGAAACATTACATCTAATTTTTTTTCTACTAGTTAACATTAATACATAGTTGTTAGTATTGTTTACCATACCTAATGTACGTGAATTTAGTTGTGATCCAGTCTCTGGTTCTAGTTCATAAATATAGTTCTTAATAGCATTTATCATTTCATTATCTTCGGTTGTATCATTTACACTACATGTACCTTCTACAATAGTTGGTATTGTATCACAACTTGCTGTCGTTCCTATATAACTACTAGATGATGTAACTAATTCAGTACCAACAGATGATGTAACTAATTCAGTACCAACAGATGATGTAACTAATTCAGTACCAACAGATGATGTAACTAATTCAGTACCAACAGATGTTGTAACTAATTCAGTACCAACAGATGTTGTAACTATATCAATTCCAACACCATATTCTTCGTTA